CTAAGAAAGACACTAAAATCGAAGATGTAACAATTGAAAGTACTGAGAAATTTACACCAAGTATTATTCTTAGCCTAGCTGGTGAAGAACCCAAAATGCCAGTACCTGAATCTAGGAAATATCAAATTGAAGCTACAAGTGCTGGTTCTCAAGAACCGTTTGTGACTCTGCAACCAGTAGATGTTGCTAATGGTGTAAGTAATCCGAGAGAAGTTGCTTATTATAAGATTAATAGAAAACCAGTTACAATTAACCTTGTAATGGGTACTAGTTAATGCCTACAAACGATGGTTTCCATAGCTCAATCGAATCTCCTACAGGGAGTGCTACAGGAACAAATTTAAAAATAGAATTAAAGATTACTTGGGATTATTCATATAATTGGCAAGCTAATTGGCAAGTTATTGATCAAGGAAATAATTATAAAGTAGGTGATGTATTAACGATACCAAGACCTTCTGGCTTACCTGTTTCGCAAATTTTTTCAGGTACTCATAAATTTACAATTACCAAAATAGGGATTAATGAAACAGAAAGAGCTTTTAAGTCTATAAATATTTTTGATCGTATTGCTGATTATGTAATGTTTCCAGGGATGGAAACTCGTAGTCATCAAAGCGGCCCTGAACACGAAATTGTATACGTAAACGAGTTAATCAATACAACACATAACAAAGCTAGTTATGAATCTTTAGCAATAGGTGGAATAAGAATTAATAGTGCAAAAGAATGGACAAATTTTACTCAATTATCTGCTTATTTTAAAAAAGGGATTAAGATTCCAGACCTTATTCATGGTTCTCCTCCCAATTATCTTCCAAAGAAAGCAAGTAATAATTTTGCTGAAATTGCTTTTGCTTTATTAACTGATGAAAATCTAGGAGCAGGAAAACTTGTTGGTGTTAATGCTGTTGGGGATATGGTTGATGCAGCTAAGTTTTGCTATGCAAATGGGTTCACTTGGGACGGAATGATTAGCAATAAAATTAATTTACGAGAATTTTTATATCAACAAGGAATTTATAATCTTTTAGATTTCACAGTAATAGGAGGTAAATTTAATTTAATTCCATCCGTTCCATACAAAGAAGGTAGTTATCAAATTGATCACGATCAAAAAGTCAACATAAGTGCTTTATTTACCGATGGAAATATCAAAGATTTGCAAGTTTCATTTTTAAGTCCAGAAGAAAGACAAATGTTTCAAGCACATATTATGTATAGAAAAGAGAAGGCAAATGCTTTTGCTGAGACAAAATCTTTAGTATTTAGATTAAAAGATAATTATGGTGGTAGTTCTACTGATCCGATTGAGACTTTTGATTTATCTGGTTTTTGTACAACAGAAGAACATGCTATAAAGTTTGCAAAACATATTTTAAAAATAAGAAAAGAAATTGATCATGGTTTAACTTTTAAGACAGCTCCTCAATATTGCGTTAATCTTTCACCTGGAAAATATATTAGGTTGGTGTCAGAAGCAAGTCATGTTGATAGATATGCCAATGGTGTTATTACAGAAGATGGGCAAGTTATTAGTAAAGATACAATTACAGAAACAAATGCAGACATTTATTATTGGAAACCTGGAACAGCAGAAGTATTAGAAAAATCAGGGGTCAATTTTGTAACGGGTGCAAATCTTCCAACAGATAGAGTTTTATTTACATTAAAGGCAACTGTTACTTCAAATAAAGTTTATAAAATAGAAACAATTTCGTATTCAGAAGATGGTTTGATAGAGATCTCAGGGAGTCACGCTCCATTAACAGATACAGGTTCTTTAGCTATTCTAGATGGATGGGATGGCACTTTATCTCATTTCACTCCTGTTAGTTAAATGGCAGAACCACAAGCACAAGATTTTCCTTATGATTTAAGGCCAACTAGCCGTAGTTTTTCACCTGGGGATTATCCAAGTACAACATTTGAATCACTAGATGGAACGAAAACTCATCTTCGTTACGGGAATAAAAGAGTCAATGCAACATTGACTTTAGGTTTTTCTGGTATTACTGATAGTCAAGTTGGTTCGATTTTGGAGAATTATGATGATGTTATGTCTGTTTATGACTACGTTAGATTCAATGCAGCTACTGGTGCGTTAGGGATAGAAGGATCACCTGATCATATATATAGGCAAGAAATTATAGATAATTTTGGTTCGGGCAAGACAAAAGCAGGTTTAAAATGGAGATATTCTCAGCCTCCATCGGTTACAAGTGTTCAACCTGGAATAAGCAATGTCAGTTGTTCTTTTGTCGCTTGTCTCGATTCACCGTAGAATAAACGCAATGTTTTAGTTAGAGATCGTGTCAACACTTTATTCAGGAAGAACAGGAGCGTTGTATGTAAGTGACGTTAAAAAAGCTAAGGTGCAAAACTGGAGTTTTTCTATGAGTCAAGCTGTCATAGAAACCACTTCTATGGGAGATACTGATAGAACTTTAAAAGATGGTATAAGAAGTTATTCAGGTAGTGCAAGGTTGTTTTATGAAACAACTTCAGGTGGATCAAACCTTAAGGATATTCTTGAAAATTCAATAAAAGTAAGTGAGACTTCTTCTTCTGGTGGTGATGGAGAAAATGCTGCAAGTGGAGAGTTAAAACTTAAGTTAGAAGTAGGTACTAATCGTTCAATTACATTCTTTGTTTTTATTACAAGTCTTGGAATGAACAGTTCAATGGGTGAAGTTTCATCTTGTGATATTTCTTTTGAAGCTAATGGTGCTCCTGTCGAAAACAAACTCCCTACTGGTTCTTAAGTCTTGACTGTTTATTTTGGACAAAGTGGCGAAATTGCTATTGCCAGAGATTCTGCGTCTGGAGGATTTAACACGGATTTAGATCCAGCAGATGTCAATGCAACAACTAAAAGATTTGGTGTTGATCATTCTTTAGGGACGTTAATATCTGGAGATCGTGTAGAAATATCAACAGTTGATGGATCGACTTTAGAACTTGTTGCAAGTCATAGTCATCCTGATTGGGCTGGTTTTGTTCATATAGATAAAGCTGATGGAATAAGACTTTTTAATACATTTGAAAAAGCTGTTACAGGTTTAATTGCAGATGCTTTGGCTTTAGTTGCTCCTAGTTCAAAGCAAGAAATTAATATAAAAACTAAGAATGATTTATTTAGACATGTAGCCAATGTAAAAGAATTTGAAATTACAACCAATAGAGATCAAGTAGATACAACAACTTTGGGAAAAGAATTTAGAGATCAATATGATTCTGGATTAATTTCTGGACAAGGTTCAATGACTTGTCTATGGGAACATATACATGGTGACGAAACGGCAAAGCAAGGTTCAATATCTAAGTATCCAGAGCTGCCTGTCTATTTAGCTCAGTTAGTGGTTCGTCTGCAACAAGGATCAGATTTTGATGGAAGATTTTATATTTACAGAGATCCAGCAGATAAAAAGAAAACTGTTTATTACGAAAGTAAGTGTGTTGTAACAAATGCTGCTTTGAATGTAGCGGCAACAAATGAAATCGAAGCTCGAATTGAATTTGTTACTAGCGGTGAAATTCAATTAAATATTGGTGCTCCTGACTCGTACTTGTTACAAGAAGATGCAGCCAAACTTTTACAAGAAGATGGAGATCGAATTGTTTTAGAGCAAGAGTAGTAACAAAAAAGCAAATAGAAAGTAAGATATTGATATTGGTTTAGTCACGGGTCAATGCCAGATCTTGAAATTAGTAATCTGACGGTACTTCCTGAAGGAAGCGTAGCAGCAACAGATCCATTACCTATTGTCGATGTAAGTGCATCAGAGACAAAAAAAGTAACGGTTAAAGATTTAATTGAAGCTGGAGTTGCATTAATTGATAGTGCATCAATACCTGCTGCAAAAGTTGGGACGTTAGGAACGAACCAAGTTACCACAGCAGCTATACAGAATTTAGCTGTAACTACTGCAAAGATAGCTGACGGAGCCGTTACTGTTTTAAAAATAGCTGACGCTACAATTACAGGTGCGAAATTAGCGAATGATACTGTTACCGCAACACAAATAGCTGCCAATGCCATTGGTGCGTCTGAGCTTGCGGATAATGCTGTTGATACTGCTGCTATTACTAATAATGCAATTACCAATGTAAAAATCAATAATGGAGAGATAGTTTATGCAAAATTAAATATTAGTGATGGAGATATTCCTGGGGCAAAAATAACTGGTAATTCTATTACTTCTGCACAGATAGCAACGAATGGAGTTACTGCAACTGAATTAGCAAATAATGCAGTTGATACAGCAGCCGTAGTTGATGCAGCAATAACAGGAGCAAAGATAGCTACAGATACGATTGGATCAGGAAATATAGCTGCTAATGCTGTCGGTGCTAGTGAGTTAGCTAATAATGCGGTTGACACAGCAGCGATAGCTTCAAACGCTATAACAACTGCCAAGATTGCTGATGATCAAATAACAGCAGCAAAATTAGCAGATAATTTAGCAGGAACAATTTTAGCCACAGGAGCAATTGGCTCTACTCAAATTGCTGCTAATGCAATAACCGATAGTGAGCTAGCTAATAATGCTGTTGATGCTGGTGCGATAGCTAGTAACGCTGTAACAGCAGCAAAGATCGCTGCAAATGCTGTAACTACTACGAAGATAGCTGATGGCACTATTACACCAGCAAAGTTAAATACATCAAATCTTGATCGTTCTATCAATGTTGCTAGTGGAAATCTCGGAATAAGCAACACGGTTACAGCAGCTACTCGTTCAGGAATTACATATAACGCACAGGGGTTGATCACGGGAACGGTAGCTTTGGCAGCTAGTGATCTTCCCCTCGCTACTGCATCTGCTGTTGGTGGGATTTCTGTTGGAACGGGGTTAAGTGTTACTGGAGCAGGTGCTTTATCTCTTACTAATAGTGTTACTGGAGCAACAATTAGCGGTATAACTTTTAATAATCAAGGAATGATTACGGCTGCTACTGCATTAGTAGCGGGAGATCTTCCTGTCGCAACCACAGGTGCAAAAGGAGCTGTACAGATTACATCTGGAGGAGGGTTAACTGTCGATGGTAGTGGTAATTTATCGACTTCAACAAGTGGAATTAGTGCAGGTACTTACGGAAAATTAACTGTAAATAATAAAGGTATTGCAACAGCAGGTACAGCACTTACCGCTTCAGACATTCCTAATCTTGATGCAACTAAAATCACAACTGGAAGCATTGCAGCAGCAAGGATAGGTAATGATTCAATTGATGGAACAAAACTATCAAATACTTCTACAGCAATATTCCAATCTATAGCCCAGTTAGGTTATCCGACAGCACAATTTAGCGGACAAATTCTATTTGATACGGTTTCAGAAGATGCGTTTATTTGGGATGGAAACGCTTGGCAAGCAATAACCACATTAACGAAAGGTTCATTGGTCTTTGGTGGAACTTTTAATGCAAGCACATCGAAAATGGCTAGTACGACCACCGCAGGAATTGCGGCTGGTTTAGCAGTTGGAAGTAATTTACCTACTCCTAGTGCTACAACTGATGGATTATATGTTGTAGTTGATGTTGCTGGAACGCCTTCTGCACCAGCTCCAGTTGTATCACTTTCACCTCCTGATTATATTTTAGGAGTTACAAATAGTGGTGGTAGTAGTTGGAATGAGATCGATTTATCGCAGACCGTAGCTGGGCAAGTTGCTTCTAATATCACTTTCACACCTTATGGTCAGTTAAGTGCAACAAATGTGCAAGATGCGTTGCAAGAATTGGAAACAGAAAAGATGGGACTTGCTGGTGGTACGTGTACTGGTCAGCTATTAATTTCTAATACTGGATCGATTGTTTTTGAAGGAGCAACTGTTGATGCTTATGAATTAACTCTTGCTGTTGCAGATCCTCAGAGTTCAGATAAAACTATTACTTTCCCTGATATAACAGGAACCCTAATTACAACTGGAGATACTAATACCGTCACCTCAACGATGGTAAATGGCAGTTTGGTTAATGCAAATTTAGCGGCAAATGCAGCTATCGCATTTAGTAAATTAGCTTCTTTAAGTTCTGCTCAAATTATTGTTGGTAACGGATCAAGCGTACCAACAGCAGTAGCAGTTACAGGTGATATAGGGATAAATAATGCAGGTTTAACTTCTATTACTGCTGGAGCAATTGTTAATGCTGATATTTCAAACTCGGCTGCGATAACTGGTTCCAAGGTTACGACAGGAACGACAAGTGCAGTTGGTGTTCTTCAATTAACAGATAGTGCAGCGTCTACTTCTACTTCTACTGCTGCCACTCCTGCGGCGGTAAAAGTTGCAAAAGATGCTGCTGATGCTGCTGCTACAACAGCTAATGCTGCTTTGCCTAAAGCTGGTGGCACAATGACAGACCATTTAATCATTGATAATGGCAAAGAGTTAAGGCTAAGTGAATCTGATTCTGACGGAGCAAACTACACAGGGTTAAAAGTACAAGCTCAAACAGGAGATATAACACTTACTCTTCCTGCTGTTGCACCAACAGCAAACCAAGTACTGAAGGCTGACGCATCAACACCTACGACACTTACTTGGGCTACTGACGCTGCAACTGACTCAACAAAAATGCCTCTTGCTGGTGGCACGTTCACAGGAGATGTCACATTTACTGGGGACAGTTCAGATGGATTATGGGATAAGTCAGCGAGTGCATTCGTTGCAAACCTTACTGGAAATGTCACGGGTAATGTTTCGGGTACATCTGGAGGGTTTACGGCTGGTAATGCTAGTAATTTAAATAGTGGAACTGTTGCAACTGCAAGACTTGGAAGCGGGACGGCTAGTAGTTCTAATTTCTTAAGAGGTGATAACACTTGGCAAACAATAGATTTAACGGCTTTATCTGCAACTAATTTAACAAGTGGTACTGTCCCCGATGCTCGCTTTCCTTCAACACTTCCTGCTACTAGTGGAGCAAACTTAACCGCATTAAACGCTTCAAACTTAAGTTCTGGAACTGTCAATGTTGCAAGGCTTGGTTCAGGAAGTTCTGTTACTACTAAATTCCTAAGAGGCGATAATACTTGGCAAACAATTTCTGCTACTCCAGAAGGAACAGCAATATTATCGACGGGAGAATCAGGTGGTACTAAATTCCTAAGAGAAGACGGTGATGGAACTTGCTCTTGGCAGACAGTAACTGGAACAACAATCAATAACAACGCAAATAATCGACTTATTACTGGATCTGGAACGGCAAATACTTTAGAAGGTGAAGCAAATTTTACTTACGATGGTTCTGCAATAACTATTGGTAGTGCTGATGCTACAAAAATAATTCTTACAGGAGCTAATGGGCCAGCAATAGATTTCCAAGAAGGAACTACTCAAAAAGGTCTTATCCAATGGTCAACTTCTGGCTACATGGAGATTTGGAATAGGGAAGATGGTTCAAAATTACGGATAAAAGATGATCTTGCTTTTTCAGACGATGGTTCAAATTTCTATTCAATTTTAACAAGTAATAGCAACTTAAATGCAAGTAAATTAACTTCTGGAACAGTAGCTACAGCAAGGCTTGGATCAGGAGCTAGTAGTTCTAAATTTTTAAGAGGTGACAATACTTGGCAGACAGTTGATGTTTCTGCGGCTGGATCTAATACACAATTCCAATACAACAACTCTGGAGCGTTTGCAGGTCTTAGCAATTTAACGACAGATGGAACAGATATAACTTTTGTTGGAGCGTATAACGGTGGAACTCAAGACTATATATATTTTGACGCTTCAGACAGTAAGCTTATTTTTCAAAAACATGCAAGAATATGGCTAGGGGCTACGACTGCAACTGGCGGTACTTCAGCTCTTAGTGATAATGCTGTAAATTCTGAATGGACAAATTACAACGCTAGTGGTTCTATTGGTCTAAAAGTAGCTTCAAGCAAGCAAGGTTTTTTATGTGATGCAAATGATAGTGCTGCTGTTTCTTTATATCACGACGGAAATTTAAAGATTAAAACCAGTTCAACGGGAGCGACGATAACGGGAACAGCAACAGCTACTACCTTTAGTGGTTCGGGTGCAAGTTTAACTTCTTTACCAGCAGCGAATTTAACAGGAACACTTCCAGCGATTAGTGGTGCAAACCTAACCAACTTACCTGCTGCTGCCCCACAAATTACTGCAACGGCTTCTGGTTCTATTGCTGTTAAAGATCCTTTGATTATCAATTCAAGTGGACAAGCAACAAAAATAGTTAAATCAATAAGTCAGCAAACACCAGCCGTTTCAGGAAATCCAAGTGTTATTCAGTCAAGCTCAGGTAGTAATGGTTCGTGCATCATGTACGTTCCTTCAATAGATAGATGGTTCTGTGCCTATCACCGTAATAGTTATATCTACGGAAAAATGGGACGATCACTATCAGGTAACGCTGTTACTTGGGGAACTGAAATTGCTATTTCAGGTTATCAAGGTTCTCATCCTCAATGTTGTTTTGATTTAAGTGCAAATGTTCCTGTATTCGTTTGGAAAAATAATAGTAATACAACTCCATATTGTAGACCAATGGGAATCAATACATCTACCGATACGATGTCTCATGGAACGCAATTTCAAATTGGTACGAACGCCTCAGAGGACATAAATATTGTTTATGACCCAAGTGCTCAACGATGTGTAATGGCTTGGACTCAATCAAATGATATTTCAGCCGTGTGTAAATATATTGACGTTAGTAGTGCCACGAGTGCAACGGTTACTCCATCTGCAACAAGTTACGGTACTTATCTAACAGGTAGTAGTTCTTATCCTGATTGTCGATCAGATCATCTAGGTTTATGTTATGACCCTGATCAACAAGCTTGCATAGCATTTATAAAAAGGACAGCAGGTACTCATAACGGAAAAACAGGAGTTGTGAAAATTACAACTCCTAGTAGTGGAACAAGTGCTCAAACTGTTACATCTGTCTATCATTGGATACCAGCGAATAGTTATGTCCCATATTCTTTTGCTTGTGATTATGACGAGAAAGAAAATAGGGTTGTAACTGCATACACAAACTCTGCTACAAGTTATGCAAATATTCAAATTGCGGTAGGCACTTGGGGTGGAAGTCAGTACGGCATGGGAACAAACCACGGTCATAGTGTCAATACAACTAATCATGCTATAGCAGCAACTTATGATTCAACTGCTGAAAGGGTTGTAGTTGCTTGGGGTGAGACAAGTGGGCCTAAGATCAGAAGCTTTTCAATTGGTGGTAGTTCCTACTCGGTTTCAGCAAGTTCTATAGGTGAACTTGAGGATCAATCGGATGCGCTCCCCCCTGGATTTACAGGTAGTAGAACAGCTTTGGCTTATCACGCCACTTCTGGAGGTTGTCTGATGATCTTCAAGGATGAAGGTAACAACGATTATTATTCAACAAAATTTGTAACAAGTGCTATTCCATCAACAAATTTAAATACAGGTAATTTTGCGGGTTTTGCAAACAATTCAATAGGTAGTGGTGGTAGTGTCACTATTAATGTTGTCGGTGCAACTACAAGTTGGACAGCTTCTAGTCTTACACCTGGAACAGGATATTACGTGCAAGCTGACGGAACGCTTGGAACTTCTGCTGATGCTCTTTCAGGGTCAGTCTCTGCGGGATTAGCTTTAACATCTAGCAGTTTGTTAATTAAGTAGTAAACTATTTAGTAGTTATAAGTTGAAAAGTAACAACTAATGGCAAGCAACACAGAATTAGCAATTGAAAAAGCTCAATTAATTAAGGACATGTTGGCACTTGAAGCAGAAATGTTCAAAGAAGGAGCAGAAAACAATCCAGATGATCATACGAAAAGAGCCGATTATGATAAAAGAATAAATGATATAAATGTAGCGATTTTAGATGCTGTAGATAAAGAAGCAGGTATAGAATAATAAGATCTACAAGATTCTAGTATTGGCCGAACTGGTTAGAGATAGACAGCAGGTATATAATTTGAAAGCAATGTATTATTTTTATGGCTGATCGTAACGCTCTTGTTCAAGAAAAAGCAGGATTAGTAAAACAAGTAGAAGAAATTATTGCTAATTACAATCAACAAGTAGAAGGATTGTTAGGAGATTTGCCTAAGACAACCCAAGCCAGCATTGACCCTTTAAACAAAAGGATTCAAGAAATTAACGCTGAAATAGTTTTAGATGTTGAAGCTGAAAATGTTGAGGCTTGTCCTGCATGATGAAGATTATTACTTGGATTAACTTTGCTGCGTTCATTTTGGGCGTAGCAGGGTTAGGTGGAGCGTTTCTTTTTAGATCAAAAATTTTTGATGCTGTATTAGATGGCGTTAAAAAAGAACTCCCTGCTTTAGTTGGAGAAGCTATGCCAGAAATGCCTAAGATGCCCAAGATGACAGGTGGTGCTGCTTTACAAGGTGTTCCGTTTAAAAAATGATTCAATTCAAGTCATTTAACGGCCTAACTTCTCTTGTTCTGGGCGGTGGACTCATTGCTACAAACTTTATGAGTCTTAATCTTTTGGCTCGTAAAGATTCTGGTATTCCAGACATCGCCAAGCTTTCTAATACTCCTTATAGTTCAATTCAAATCAGGAGTGAGACTAAGCCTGACGGTGCAGAGGAGTGGATGTTTAATTCTAAGCAACACGATCCAAAGCTAGTTACAACTATTGTTGATGATGAAAAACCTACTTTTAATGGTGGAGTCAAAAAGAGATATACACATAAGCAGGATGTAGCTCAATTTGCAATTTATCCTCAAGGTTCAGACGGAAAACTTACAGATAAGCAAATTGAATGTATAGAAAAAATGGCACAAGGTAGAAGTAATGGTCAGCTAATTGCGGATAGTGCAAGCGTTCAAGTCACACCAGCTATAGCGAGCGTACCGATAGTTGGCCCCGTTCTTGCAGGAATCTTCTTTGGTCAGGCAAGGAAGCAAGTAGGAAATGTTGCAAGTGACGTTGCTGGTCAATGGAACGACTGCTAGGTGGAATTAAATCCTCCTTTTGCAAACGAGCCAAAAGTTAAAGCTTTACCAGAATTAACAATAATTCCTCCTGCGGAAATAATTCCTCCAACTACTTTTGGTCAATTACCTTTTGGTTTTGTCCCAATTATTGAACTTCCTTGTGTTGTAGCCAGAGATAAAAAGACAGGTACTGGTAGTGAAATGTTTAATGTAGATCCCAGAAATAATTTTGTGTTATGTGATCACGCTCCAGCAATGTATATAGCCCCTGATCTTTATGCTGACATACAACCGCCAAAACCAAATACTGATTTAGTTAAAGGCTTAGACAATGAAGGAGAGGAAGTGAAAAAGGATGATGGAAAAGGCAACGAGAAGAGCGATTCCAATGTAGGTCAACAAAACTTTGATACCTCAAATATTGATGGACAGTTTATTGCAGAAGTTTTACCCTGCCCACCATTAGATACACTTGCTAAAACTCCTATTGGTTCGTTAGGTAAAGGCGGCCTTGCAAGAATAAAAGGATGGAGAAGAGATCAGGTTACAAATAAATGTGAAACGGTATGGGAAGGTTTAAACCCGTTAGAGATAGCAGGAAATTACGCTCCCCCTGTTCCCTTACTGGTTTCTACAAGTGCAATAGCTGTCACCAGTATTCTTGCTGTTGGTACGTTGCAGCCCTACATAAAAATCGTACAAAAACAGATCCAGAAGCAAATTAAGAAACGGTCTAAGGTCTTGGCTAAGAAATTATTTAAGAAGAAGGAGAAGTTATTGTCCCTTTCTGAAAGGAGAAAGGCTCAGAGGGATCTTCGGAAATAGAGTGAGTATGGTCTATTAATGTGTTGGGCTTTGATACAAGTTCTATGTCAGCACAGAGGACTTCATACTTAGTTCCTTTCTTAAACCTAACTCCGTTTTGCAGAAGATCTGCACAATGTTTTGCTCTTCCAAGCTCATACGATAGACGTGCATCTTCGTGTTTTGCCTGTAAAAGGTTCACTAAATGCACTTGTGATTTACGACAGTTACGCACACTTTTTCTATCTAGATTAATATTCCAGCTTAAACTTATTCCTGGGCTTATTGCATAATTAGTTTTCTCAAATCGCTTAACTGTTCTATACCCACGAATTAATGTTGGATCGTCAACCTCTCCGTCACCTATTTCATTTCCGTTTTCATCTGTGGCTCCTTTAATATCTTTAGTTGAATAAACTGGCTCAAGAAAACTATCAACTTTTGGCATACCTCCAGAATAATTTCCAGTTAAAAAAGGTTGAATAACTAAGGTGTCACCTTGGCATTGAACTTGTTGTAATGATATTGTATTTGTAAATTGTTTAGATGGCATATTCATTACACCCAAATTAGTTACACTTCCGCTACTATTACTTATAGGGTTATTTGTCATTGTAGTGTCTGCGATTACAGGACTATTTATTAACAATAGTGCTGCAAATAAATATCTCTTCATTGAGTAAATGTTGACATTGTT